GTCTGTTGCACCTGATAAGTCGATAGAGTGAATCGTCTTGCCGTGGGCAAGCGCATCCTGTAATACAGGAATAGCTTTAGATTGGTCAAAGGTACAATCAAATGGTAAAGTCTTAAGGTAATCATAAATAGCATTACCGAGAGGCTCTAAAACCCTTTGAAAAACCCTTCCAGGATTGGCTACAGCACGAAGCTTATAGCCAGGTTCTTGGATTAGACCAATCCTACCCACAAGGAATGATCCGTGATCCGAAATAGGATCAAATACATCTTTGTTTTCCTTACGATTGTAAGGGTCACGAAGAACATCCCACAAACCGCCCATAAGGGAGGTATAATGGGAATGTTTGTATTTGATATAATGCTTAAATCCCTCTGTTGTTTCAAAGAGAAATTTAAGTGAGTCAACTATTCCATTAGACTCTGGTACAGATTCTTTTGGAAGAGGTGCCCTTTTACTAGGAGATGGTAACATGTCGACTAAAGGTCGAGGTTTACTTATCTTCCGGTAAAATACCCTATTCGATAACAGATCAAAACCTCTATTGATAATATCGTTTCCCAACGATACCTCAATAGGCGAAGGAGGATCGGCAGTAACGCCAGATAGAAACTTGTCCTTTTGCTTAGGAGTTACATCTTTAGCAATAAACAAGGTATAAATCTGGAGCAGTTGGATTCCACGAGAGAAGTTTTTGTCATTTAATGACATCCATTTCTCGAGTTGACCGAGGTTACCTCGATGAAATCGGGGACCTCGGGATATCCATGTAGACACTGGTGGCATACCAGCCCTACATCGGATAACATCTAACTTGATCGCTTTCAAACGATCTACTGTCCATCCTTCTCCAGAGGCTCTATACCATTTCGCGATATTCTGCAAAAATGGAATATAAAGTCTCTTTGGGATAGATAAAGCTTTAGCTCTCTGTACGGCTCCCTTTTGAAGCTTTGTTATGGATACTCTCATAACAGTTGTCCTCCTTTTCCAAAGGATGTTCAACACTTCTTAGGGGACCGCCAGGTCCACTAGAGAGTAGCGAATTGTCCCACCAAGACATTTTATCTACTTGAAAATTGCTTCGTATATGCCTTTGCATAGAGACGAACATTGCAGCCCTTAACGGTAACTATTTCGTAACTAACCTTATTATGGTTAGGTTCGACATAAAAATAATCGTCCCGAATTCCGACTAGGAACTCCCTATTACCTTTCACTCCACTATACGTTGTCGTCCAGTCTAATAGAGCCACATGGGATATTAGATAGGATAGCACAAGGTTAATGGTGATTGATGTAGGAAGGACATCGTCGATTCGGAGACGAATCTTTTCATATTCTCTTATCCAAGATTTAGGATAGGGGCATAATAGATACCCGTGAGGTACTTCAACAGACATTTCTAACAATTGCATACAAGATCTCCTTTCAAGTAGAGGTCACTTGCCTGTAACCTG